ATGGCATATTCGTTCACAGGATTAACCTCCTACACCGACCAAGAGAGGCTTCCTCTCATCACCAAGGCCGTGTTCTCGGCCCGTTCAGCAGCCCTGTTCACCAAGCAGGTGGGCATCAAGTTCGCTGCTGCTCTCAACCTCATGGACACCGATGCACAATTGCAGAGCGGTGATGCTTGCGGTTACACCACTTCAGGAACGACTGCCTTCACCCAGCGTAATATCACCGTTGGTCGTATGAAAGTGCAAGAAACCTTGTGTCCTCGTTCCTTGGAACAATACTGGATGCAGACCCAGTTAACCGCTGGCTCTAACTACGAGAGTGTTCCCTTCGAGCAGGCTTTCTCCGAGCAGAAGGCTCTCCGTATCGCAGAAGCGTTGGAGAATGCAATTTGGAAGGGCAACACCTACTTTTCAGGTGTCAACCAGTTGTTGAACGCTGCATCGGGTTCTACCATCAGCGGTAACACAGGAGCGGTTTCTGCGTCCGTTGGTATCACTACAAGCAACGCAATCGCCATCTTCGACGGCATCTACAACCAAATCCCACAGGCCATCTTGACTAAGACTGACCTCGTAATCTTCTGCGGTTGGGACAACTTCCGTACGTTGCTTGGTGCGTTCAAATCAACCGCTAACGTCCTGTACAACCAAGTTGACTTGGCTGGCCTTGCTGACGGGGACATCATGTATCCCGGCACAAACGTCCGTGTCATCGCAGTTCCCGGCTTGACTGGAACAAACCGCATCGTTTCGTCTTACCTCGGTAACTTCTTCTACGGAACCGACTTGTTGAGCGACGAGGAGCAGTTCTCAATCTGGTTCAGCAAAGACAACGACGAAGTCCGCTTCCAAGCAGCCTTCAAAGCAGGTGTCCAAATCGCTTACCCCGACTTGGTTGTTGACTTCAAGTTGACCTAATGTGTAGGGGGGAGGGAAACCTCCCCCTGCTTTTTTGTTCTCTTGAAACTTAAAACCCAAATACACATATGTCCTGCTCTTTAACTACTGGCTACGCCCTCGGCTGCCGTGATTCCGTAGGTGGAATCAAAACAATTTACGTCCAATCCTTCATCCCAACGGGGTCCTGCAATGCCAACCTTTCAGGTGCGGTTACAGGCTTCACAGGTTACGCTTCGGGTGGGTTCTTCGAGTACGACTTGACCAAGGCTACGTCATCTTTGACTGAAACCTTGAACGCAAGCATCGAGAACGGCTCGGTTTATTACACGCCCGAAGTAACCTTCACCATCAACAAACTGCAAGTCGCAGTCCGCAATGAACTCCGTCTGCTGGTACGCAATAGAGTCATCGTCATCGTCCAAGACAACAACAGTCGTTATTGGTTGTTGGGTTCTGCCAACGGATTGGAAGCAACCGCTGGAACCGCTGGAACTGGTACTGCCTTCGGGGACCGCAGTGGCTACGAGTTGACGCTGACCGGGATGGAGCCTGACCCGATGTTCCTAATCGCATCAACAGTCTTTACACCATCGACTACGCAGATACTCGGTTCGTAGTATCTTCGCATCAGGTTTTCATCATCTGAGGTTTGAGAGGGGCAGTCAGCAATGGCTGCCCTTCTTATTTTTACCCCATGAAGATTTGTATCGTTTACAACGCCCATCCAACCGGGTGCAGTTTCTACCGCCTTGAAATGCCGAACGCATACCTTGGCGACAACTACCCGGAATTTGACTATGTGTGCGTTGAGAATATCACCACCATCAGCGACGAGGGGTTGAAGTCTATTGACCTGTTCCTGTTCAGCCGGCTTTGGTGCCAAGGGACGATGGAGCAGGTGGAAAATGTTTACAAAGCCCTGACCCAATTCGGGGCCAAAGTCATCCTTGACCTTGACGACTACTGGGTACTTGAAAGCGGCCACATCATGTATCGCCACTACCATCAAACCAAACTCGCAGAGGTCATCCGTAAGCACATCAAATTGGCTGATTGGGTTACCTGTACCACCGAGCATCTTGCTGCCCGCATACGGCCTCTAAATGCGAATGTGAGCATCTTGCAAAACGAACCCTACGAAGCCTATCAGCAGTTCATCCCCAACCCGGAGGAAGAACCCGACAAGCACCTCGTCAAGTTCGGTTGGTTCGGAGGTGCGCAGCATGGCGAGGATATGGAACTGCTCCGTGAGGGGATGCAGAAGTTACGATGGGACGCAAACTTGGATGGCAAATACCGCCTCTATTTGGGAGGCTGGAACGACAATAACCCTGTTTACGAGGGCTACGAGAAAATCATCAGCGACCAAGGGAACAACCCGAACTACGGACGCATTCAGGCTGCTGACATTTACTCGTATGTCGGGGGCTACAACTTCGTGAACGTAACCCTTGCACCTTTGAGGGACACCAAGTTTAACAAACTGAAATCCGAGTTGAAGGTGGTCGAGGCAGGGTGGATGAACAAAGCCATCATCGCATCCGAAACCATCCCCTACACCGACGTAATCAAGCACGGGGAGAACGGGTTCTTGGTTCCTTACAACAAGCCCAAGGACTGGTACAAGTACATCAAGCAGTTGATTCTTGACCCCGACCTTCGCAAGGGCTTGGCTGACAACCTTACGAGGGACATCAAAAAGCAGTTCAACGTGGTCGAAACCGCCAAGAAGCGAGCCGAACTATACAGGCAGATTGGGCGCAAATTGTGAAATTCGGGGGCATCGCACATTTACAAGCAGATGCTTTACCTGAACCCCAACACGACCAACACCCTGACGGTTACTTGGACCGAGCGAGCCAGTACCGGGGACCGCTACATCTTGCGACTTACGAGCATCGCCAAGAACACCACGACCGACTTTACCCTGCTGAAATCTGCAAACCTGTCATCTTATACCAACCGCTATGACCAATTTTCGCTTGCCGTGGGGTCGCTTGAAACAGGCTCGTATAAGTATGAAGTTTACGATACCAATAGCACGGTTTCAGCAGCCCTTGCGGTGGTTGAAACGGGCTTGGCATTTATACAAACCGCAACGATAGGCTTCAACACCTACGCAAACACGATTACTTACAATGTTTACGAGGCATCCGAAGAGGGTGTCTTTGACCTAACCTTTGACTCAACTTTCGCATAATGAGCGTACAAACACGAAGCCAACTCCAAGAGAGTGCATTAACCATCACCAACGAAACCGCTGCTGGGGCGAACACCGCATCCCGTGTTGGTGGCCTATTCGACGACCTTGCAGACACCGCAACGCTTGACATCGAGCGTGGCTATGCTTCGGTTGCTACGGCTAGTGATAGGTCATTTGTAACGACCAATAATGCTTTTGACAAATTACTGATTCAAACAGGCAACAACATTCTATCAACCAACAACTTTTCAAGAGTTGCAACAATTGCGGGGCCATCAATCACCTACACGGGGACGCTATCCGCTGCAATTAGGGTGAGTGCAAATCTAACTTTTTCGGGGGCAAATGGCGATGATTACGTTTGGGCTATTTACAAAAATGACGTACAAATCAGCTCATCTGAAGCACTAGTTACTTTGAGCCATACCCAAGGCCATCAAGTAGTTTTGGAAACCTTTTTGATAGCAAATACCAATGATGAATTTTCAATCTATGTAAAATCAATTGATGGTGTTAGAACGATTACCATCTCATCCATCAGTTTTAATGCCCACACGCTATGAGTAATAAATCTACTCAACACTTCACCCAATGGTTGGGGATAGAGCATAAGGTCCCCGTGATGCTGGAGAACCGCTCCGGCAAGTACATCACCTACGGCTTTGCCAACGAGTACCCCTACTACCTGCTCGACAACTATCGCAGGTCGTCAAAGCACAACGCCATTGTCAACGGCAAGGTGAACTACATCATGGGCGGTGGATGGCAGGCAGGAGATGACTTGACCGTGGAGCAGCAGGCCCGGTTCATCAAGTTCTTCGACGGACTTTCCAGCACGGAGGATTTGAACGACATCACCGAGAAACTGGTCCTTGACTTGGAGTTATTCAACGGCTTTGCGGTTGCGGTTACTTGGTCCAAGTTGGGAACCATCGCCAAGATGGAACACGTCCCGTTTGAGAAAATCCGTGTTGACAAGGAGGAGAAGATGTTTCAGGTGGCTGACTGGTACAACGACGATATGATGCAGTTGTTTCCGAAGGTTGGCGACATCGAAAAGATTCCTGCATTCGACCCTGAGAACCGCCTCGGTAAGCAGTTGTTTTATTACAGGGTCTATGCTGCTGGCGTGAAGCACTATCCTCTACCTGAATACATCGGGGGGAATGCTTGGATTGAAGCAGACGTGCAAGTGGCTAACTTCCATAACAACAACCTCCGCAACAACTTTTGGGGGGGATACTTGATAAACTTCAACAACGGAATCCCGACCCCCGAAGAACAGGGCGATATCGAGCGTCAAATCAAACGCAAGTTTTCGGGAACGGACAACGCTGGTCGCTTTGTTGTAACCTTCAACGACGATGCAGCCAAGGCCCCGACACTTGAACCGCTCACACCGAGCGACATGGATAAGCAGTTTGAGATACTGAACAAAGCCATTCAGCAGGAGATATTCATTGCCCACCGTGTAACCAACCCCATGCTATTCGGAGTCAAGACCGAGGGCCAATTGGGTGGACGCAACGAATTGGTCGAGGCTTACGAACTATTCAAGGCCACCTACGTCAACGACCGGGTGCAGAAGGTCGAAAGAATGATAAATTACTTGGGGTCTTTCAACGGTGTGGAAGGCATGGAGTTAATTCCTACCAATCCCATCACGGAGCAGTTGAGCGAACAGGCTCTCCTTCAAGCCATGACCCCAGCAGAACTGCGTGAGAAGGCAGGCTTGCCACCGATTGAAATCAAGACCGAATCAAGCGTTCAAGACGTTATCACGGCTATCAATTCACTCTCTCCGTTGGTTGCCAACAAGGTCTTGGAATCCATGTCAGCCAACGAAATTAGGGCCTTGGTGTCCTTGCCTGCAAAGGCAGAGGGTTCGGGTCTTGCAGGAGCAACTGCAGCCGTAGAGGTCAGCCCTGAACCTACTGCACCGCAAGGCTTGGCATCAAACGACAACATCAAAAAGT